ACTTGGCACTGACAGCGTCGACGTCTTCACGATCGATCAGGGTGCGGCAACGACGTCCCCGGTGTCGACGGACCTTACTGGTTCGTTCGATGTGCTGGGCAGCGCCGCTCAGAACTTTTCGGGCGCCTTCAGCGTCCTCGCGGCCGCTTCGCAGGACTTCGCCGGCTCGTTCAGCGTGCTGGCGAGCGTGCAACAGAACTTCGTCGGCAGCTTCGATGTGCAGGCGCCCGGCCCGACCGCTGTCTCGGCGGACTTCACGGGCACGTTCAGCGTGCTTGCTGCGGCGCTGCGCGACTTTACTGGCGCATTCAGCGTTTTCAGTCGTGTTCAGCGTGATTTTGGCGGAACGTTCGACGTCGACGGCGCTGTCGTTTCTATCGACGTATCAAAAATTTCCGCGTCGCGCATCGTTGTGTTCGAGGGCAGCGGTAGCCGCGTTGTCGTGTTCGAGAGCAGCGGCCCTAGAGTGAGGTTTGATCAAATGAGTGCAATACAGCCAACCAAAGTCGGCGATAAGTGGACGGTCCCCCGCGATCCGGATGAGAAGAGTCACTACGCCGCCGACATCACGGACGAGCTGACGGACCGCGCTACCACCGCAGTATCCGTGGAACTAGTTCTGGTCGGTGTGGTGCAGCTGGAGCTTCCTCAGATCCAGGTGGCGACTTTGGCGGGCGTTCAGCGCACCTTCGTTGTGGCGTTCCTGGGCGGCACGGATACGGATCCGCCGGCAGACTGGAAATGGGTGGCCCGCGTTACCTGCGCCAACGGCGAGCGGTTCGATAAAACCACCTGGTTCAACAAGGTGGACCCCTAATGATCAACATCGCCGATCTCCCAGCGGTGCGTGACCAGCTTGAGCGTGCCGCAGCGGCTTTGCAAGAGCAGGGTATCGCACCTGCTGTTGACGCGGCTGCTGCTGGCGCGCCGGGCGCGTACAGCGTGGCCGATCTTCCCGCGGTGAAGGCCCAGTTGCCACGCGAGTCGACAAGGGCGCGCGTCGTGGAATACGCCCGTGCGCCCGACGCATCCGGCCCGGCGGTCGCTGGCGCCAGACCCCCAGCACTACAAGGAAATAGCCGATGACCACACGCGAAGTTTCGCCGCCGGCCGTGCTGGCGGTCACCGTGGCCGAAGCCAAGGACCAGCTACGCATCGACCAAGACGTCACCGCGTTCGATGGGCAGCTGGCCACCTGGATCGCCGGCATCACCCGGGAAGCAGAGCACGCGACCGGCCGGAAGTTTGTCAACCGCCCCATGCGCGTCACGCTGGACCGCTTCGAGCCCTCGATTCGACTAAGTGCGCCGACCTTCAGTGTCGAAAGCGTGAAGTTCGTCGACGGGGAAGGCCAGCCGCAGACGCTCGACCCGGCCGACTATTTCGTCGATTTGGTCACCGAGCCGGGCTATGTCATGCCTGTGATCGGCAAGGCCTGGCCGGCGACACTGGCGAGGGCGAACGTGGTGACAGTCGACTACACCGCGGGCTATGGTGCCGTCGCAACCGGTATGCCGGACGCTGCCCGGACATTCATCCTGGCGCGCTTGTCAGAATTGTGGGATCCGGCCGCCAAGGAATTCAAGGAAACAGTGCGCTCGGCCTTCACCACGCGCCTGCTCGACAGCCTAAAGGTGTACGGATGACGAACGCCTTCGCCCTCGACAAGCAGGTGGTGCTGCAGGTTCGTTCGACCGGCCGCGACGCGCTGAACGCGCCGACCAAAGTGTGGGCCAACGTGCTCCCGGGCGTCGGCACGCTATGGGCATGGATCAAGGACATCAGCGGCCGGCAGTACGTCGCCGGCGGCGGTACCCAGAACCCGGTCCTTACCGAAATCGGGGTCCGGCGCCGCGCCGGCGTGTTGCCGAGCATGCGCATCCTTCACGGCGGCTTCGTCTACGACATCCAGGAGGTGCTCGAGCGCGACAACCACTGGACCATCCTGATGTGCAAGAAAGAGGTGTTCAATGGCTGAAGAACGCATTCTCGGCCTGGCCGACTTGAAATTGCGGATGAATGGGCTCAGCGACCGCCTGCTGCAAAAGAAGCTGCGTCCAGCCGTACGCCGCGGCGCGAATGTCATCAGGGCGCAAGCGCGCGAGAACTTCAACACCGGCGCCGGCCCGAACGACATCACCGAGGCGCTCAGGTCGTCAATCCGCGTCACGCCACGGCGCGGCACACCGACCCGGGTCGTCATCAGCGTTGTCGCCGGTGACCTGACCGGCGCCCAGATTAAGAAATTCGGCAAAAAGGCCGCGTTCTACGCCTTGTGGGTGGAGAAGGGGCACATCAACCGTGCGGCTGGCCAGGCACTGCGAGGTAGCAAGGTGGGCGTCCGCGCAGCGCGCGCCGCCTCGACCAACAACACGCCAGCGCACCCGTACATGCAGCCGGCGCTCGAGGCCAAGGCGCAGGAGGCGATCGACATCACCATCCAAGCTGTCGCCGACGGACTGCAGGAGGTCGCCTTATGAGCGCGCACTCGGCAATTTTGGGCCTGCTGCAGGCCTCCGGCAACCTGGTCGCGCTGGTGGGTGACCGCATCTATCCGGACGTGCTCGACGATCCGCCTGTCTACCCGTCGGTGACGTTCCAGAAGCTGGGCGGCGCCAGTGCGCGCGGCGCGATCGCGAGCACTGGTCTGATGCGCGCCACGATGCAGATTTCGACCTGGGCACGGTCCCGAACTGAGGTGACTCAGATCGCCGCCGCTATCCGCAAGGCTTTAGACCGGCGCCGCCAGGTAACAGTGGCCGGCGTACGCGTCGACGACTGCTTCTACGAGAGCGACCTGGATCTAGTTGACCCGGACGACGGAATTTGCTTCAACCACATGAGCTTCAGGATTCACTACCGCGAGACCACATGACGAAAACCGAATCGATTATGGAAGCGATGAAGGCTGCACTTGCTGGCGCCGGCCTGGATGTTCTCGACCCGGAAGCGCCAGATGCGGAGCCCGCCGAAGGCCAGGTGCGGGACGACATCGAAGCGCCGTACAGCTTCGGTGACATGCCCTGCATCGTTCTCGATTGTGGCGATGAGCACCCCAATCCAGTCGTTGGCATGGGCTGGGTCTACTGGAACCTCTCTGTGGTGGTGATCATTGCCGATATCGGCGCCGTCCCAAAAATGGCGCCTGAGCCCACCAGAGCACAGGTGCATTCCGCGCTGTACGCCGATCGGACGCTGGGCGGCGCAGTCATCGACCTGGAAGTCGGCCCGGTCAGCCGCGGTATTGACCCAACAAACCCGGCCTGCGGCATTACCCAGGTCACCTACAACCTGAAATACAGAGCCATGGAAGGAGCAGCATGAATAACGAACACGAGGGGAAGGGCGGCAGCTACGTCGTCGGCGGCGACGGCCAGGTCAACTTGGTCGAGCGCACCAAGCAACCCGGCGAAGAACCGGTACCGGACGAACCGGCACCTGCCGAAAGTAACAAGACCACGAGGGCCGCGAAAGCGGCCCTTTCTTCGCCGGCTGCTCCGGCTGACCAACCCTCGAAGGAACAAGCATGACACTTCTTACCCGCAAGCGCGCCATCCTGGCGAAGATCGAAAGCACCTACGGCCAAGACCCCACCCCGACGGCGCAGCTCGACGCGCTCAATATCATGAACCCGAACGTCAGCCCGATGGAGCAAACGCTGGCGCAGCGCAACAACGTCAAGGCCTACCTCGGCAACAACCCCTCGGTCGTGGCCGCGGTGTACGCCAAGGTCAGCTTCGACATCGAACTGTCGGGCTCGGGCACCCCAGGCACCGCGCCGGCGTACGACGAGCTGCTGCGCGCCTGCGGCCTGTCCGCAACCACGCTGGCGACGGCCCTTTCCGGCTCCGCGACTGCCGGCAGCGCGACCGGTATGACGCTCGCAGCTGGCGCATCGGCGGTCGATGGCGCCTACGTCGGCATGACGATCAACCTGACCGGCGGCGGGGGCGCTGGCCAGTCGGCGGTGATCGCGGCCTACAATGGCACCACGAAGGCCGCTACCTTCACCGCACCGCTGGCGACGCCCGCGGCGGCCGCCACTGCATACACGCTGCCCTTGCAGGTGGTTTACCGCCCAGTGTCGGACAACTTCGAATCGGTTGCGTTCTACGTCAACGTCGACAACGTCCGCCACCTGATGCTGGGCGCGCGCGGCACCGTTTCGCTGAAGGCAAGCGCCCAGGGCATTCCGACGTGGAGCTTCGCGTTCACCGGACTGTACACCACGCCAAGCGATCAGCCGATCCCTCAGC